TTATGGACAATTTATGGACATTCTACTTATAGGATTCAATGTTACAGCATCTTGCAGGAAGTCGGGAGCAAAATGCGCGTAGGTCATCGTTTGTTGAACTGTTGAATGCCCAAGTATGCGTTGCAGTGTAATAATATTGCCCCCGTTCATCATGAAATGAGTGGCGAACGTATGCCGCAAAACATGAACGGCTTGACCTGCGGGTAAATCGGGTTTCATCTTCCGCAAGGTGTCGCGCACTTGATCATAGTTGGCGGTAAACAGTAAACCTGTTGGCTTGGTCTTAATGTACCGTGCCAACTCATCCGATATCGGGATCGTGCGTCTTTTGCCGTTTTTGGTTTTCATGAATGTCACCATACTGTTGATCACATGCTCACCCTTCAAGCCTGCGGCTTCACCCCATCGAGCGCCGGTTGAAAGACTGACTAATGCCACCTTCCTATTATCCCCTTCAAGAAGTCGTAACAACTCTTCGACTTCCTCTTGAGACAAGAACGCCATTTCTGATTCAGCTTCTTTGAGCTTCTTCACTTCCTTGAAAGGGTGCTGACTATGGTACTCATCGGCGTTAATTAGCTTGGTGAACATGCCGCCAAATATAGCTAAGTGGCGATTTACGCTGGCAGGTTTTAACCCTTCGTTCATCATAACCACACGGTAATCGGTCAATGCCTTTTTAGTTAGCTGATCAGCCCGGATAACCCCCATTGCCGCGAACTTTGCAATGATGGTCTTGAGCCTTCCCCTTTCAATTTCACCGCGCGCATGGTTTTTACCGTGATAGATCCACCATAGGTCAAGTAGCTCTGTTATGCGCCTGCGGTCTGCTGGTTTTTCTACCCATTCTTTATTGTGATAGTTAACAAGAATATGGCGCTCGAAAATTTGCGCCTCGCCTTTAGTGCTAAATCTACGCCGGATTCGTTTTCCCTCGGAACCCTGCGGCCTAGTATCCACTTCATAACGACCATCTTCGAGCTTCTTAATTGACATTGCGAAGCCCTCCAATGATTAGAGAATTATTTAATACATTTTGTTTACAAATATAACAACTTGTTACATGGCATAAGTTGCATAGATAAGCGCCGTAAATTGTTAGCCAGTCTTTTTCTCGGAGTGCTGCGAGATTGTTTCTTCTTGCCCATAGTGTGCGAGCGCCGGCGCGATTTGTCCGGTTTCGGCATTAACCTCATCGAACATGAACCAATCTCGATACTTTCGAAACCGTGGATGCTTGAATAACTTCATACCTGCATCCATAGGCATTTTGGATTTACCTGACTCATAGCCGTGATAGGTGTAATAATTTATTCCAACTAATTCAGCTAGTTCCTTCGCTTTTAGCCTTTCTGATTCTCTAATAAGCTTGAGCTTCTCACTTTGTTCACTTGACATTAGATTGCTAATCTCCAATTATATGGCTATAGTAAAATCCAGAAATGCACCAAAGCGCTTAATTTAGCGCTAGATAGAAATCTGGAAACCAGAACGGAGGATAGCAAAGTGAAAGACGAAGCTGAAATTCTTCAAAGCGAAGATGCAGAAACATGCGCAGAAAAGACTAAAAAGCGCGGCGGGATCAAGCTTTCTGAAAAACCGTCAGACCTTTTGTCAAAAGAAGGTTTCGCGATTTACGTCGGTAAAACACCGCGTGCGATTGTTGAAATGGCAAAGGCGGGCAAACTCCCTGCGTTTTACATGGCTGATCCGATGAAGCCGGGCGGACATGCTGAGCTTTGGATCAACCGTAAAGAGTGGGACAAATACGCCGATCAGCTTGTTGAGATGGCACCGCCTGAATGGCACGAGTGGAAAAGCCGTATTAGCCACACCAAAGAATCAGGTCGACGTAGCCGTAAAGCGGCGTAAGCCACAACGAAGCCTTAGAGGTGCATATGTACAAGAAAATGTTTCTAGTCGCTATCGGTGGTAAATCAGTAGACGGGCGCGACTTGCCAGATGAAGATATTTTCGCGATTGCTGAGAATTACAATCCTGAAATATATACGGCGGGTATTGTCTATGACTTCAATCATTTCCAAAACGTTGTGGGAACGGTCAAGCATTTAACGGCGAAAATGGTTGCTGGAAAAGCTCGTTTATATGCTGAGGTTGTTGTTGGTGATGAGCTATTAGAAACCGCTGAGAACTGGACGCAGCCTTATTATTTTGCTTTAGCTGTTCAGTATGGTTCAGGCAAACCATTACCATCACCTTACTTAGTCAACCTTGCTACTAATCCCAAGGCGGCTTTTGACGGTATCGACACCATTTCATATTCAGCTCTTAAAGCTTGCATTCCCTCCAATGCATAGGAAATTGCTGAATTTTAATTAATCTTTTGGGAGAGGTACCAATGAACACAGCAAAAATATTTAAACTATCAGACGCCCATGCTGGGTTATCAAATGTTTTTATTCATATAAAAGATAAGAGAACACCGGTAGGTAATTACTTTTTTCGCTTGGACAAGTTGGAGTGTGTTTCGATAATTAACAACTCTGGACTAACGCCATTATTAGAGGTCGCAGGTGGTTCTTTTGATCCTAGCATTTCCTATGAGCAGTTTATAAATTTCATTACTAAAGTATTTGAGGATGTTTCTGAAAGTGACAACAGTATTAAAGTTTACGAATTAATTGTTGATGAGAATACAGTGCGGGAAACTGAACCCCGCACATATAAAACAGAAGCCCCAAACGGATGGGTTAGTTAATCCATTTACTGGAAGGGTGGTTATCACCAATCTGATGTTCTTCAGCAAAAGATTTAGAGAAGTGAAGTCCGGGGATGAGGACATCTGCTTGATCAAGAATTGGAGCACTAACAATGGCGTTGCAGAAATATCGCGCACTTTGAAGTGCCTGCTCAGATGATTCAAAGCTATTGTTTGAGTTGTCTGTGATTTTAGTGGTTTTACCATTTGATGAGAACACTAATTCCCAGCCCCAGCAGGAATCGTGTTTTTTAAATACATAAATAACTAATTGGAGCTCTTCTAAATTGAGGCTTCCAATAGAATCAATAAGGGCCGGGGCTTTAATTAGTGTCAGAAATTTTTTAAGGTCGTCAATAGCCTTTGGCCTTGTTTCAAATAATTGGCTTTGAAAAAGTGGCGAGCCATTGGAAAGCACCCAGTACGAACCTCGGTTCTTTTCAAAATATACATTGATTTTCATTATTACTCCTATGTGGTGGTTGATGTTTGCGCCTGATTCACCGTTCAAAGCTTTGCAGGCGCAGATAAGTTACCACAAACCCCATGTGCCGAGCATGGTTAAAACTCGGCATCTTTACTAAATCTTGGAGAATATAAGCTCATGACTTCAGCACAAGCCCCATCACTGGCAAGCCTACTAAAACAAGGTTGCCAAGTTACACATTTCAAAAACAATCACGGTTGGCTTGAAACACCTGACGGGCGATTCTTCCAACCAAAAGTTGCAGATGTTCAATTTATAAAAGGTTGCCGAAAGCCTTTTATGTCTAACCCACGAAATAAGCGCCGATGGTTTGCGTGGCTTATGGGTATATTTGCCTAAGCAATATTAATAACCAAGTTAATTAATTTCAGATTCAAAAAATGATTCACCGCTGAATAAGTGGTGAAGGATTCGTGCATCCAAAATAAAGGTTTTGATATGTACAACATACGAAGCACAACGGCACGCACTCATATTTTGGGGGTCATGTTCCCTGAAATATCACGCAGAGGAATGACCATCAAATGCAATGAGGGCGAACTCACTCTCAGCGCTAGCAACCCCGCAGTTATCGCTTTCATTGATGCTTTGCGCCGTGAATTAGATCAGCCGCAACCGCAACACAACCCCGTTTCATTCTGAGAGGCCGCTTTATGAATCACGTCATGATTGATATTGAAACTTTAGGTACCAACACCAATGCACCCATTGCCAGTATTGGCGCTGTTTTCTTTGAGCCATCAACCGGCATGACAGGTGCGCGTTTTTACGTTCGCGTTGATGCTGAAAACGACGAGTTAAACGGAGCTGTAGCCAGTGTTGCAACGTTCAAATGGTGGCTTAAGCAATCACGTGAGGCGCAAGCAGAACTACTGGCAAGTGATGCCATTCCGCCTTGGCGTGCATTGTGCCTACTGGACAAGTTTCTGACTGATCATGCAGTTCCAGAGGATTTAGGCTTATTACAAGTTTGGGGGAATTCACCAACATTTGATTGCGCCACTCTACGTGCCGCTTATGCACGCGCTGAGTTTGAAGGGCCACTATGGAAGTTTTGGAACGAACGCGACTGTCGCACGATGGTTGAACTAGGCAAAGTCATTGGCTTTGACCCAAAGCAGGACATGCCTTTCAGGGGCGAGCGTCATAACGCCCTAGCGGATGCAGTTCATCAGGCGCAATACGTTTCACACATCTGGCAGCACCTTACAGCAGATAAGGAGCCGATGTTATGACGTTATCCGGATCGCGGGCGAACCCCAGAATTTATAGCAAGGCTTTGGCCTTGCTTACCCAATTTGAAAATGGTCGCCGCATACATAAACGCATTAAACCGCACGGCTATTTAAAAATTGATATCGGCATTCGGTGGCGTTTATTGAGCAAGAACGGCGGCAAACATTGGCGCTTAATGACTCATGAGCGATATAACGTGGAGATATGGAAATGATCCGTCCGTTCATCAAATGGGCGGGCGGCAAAAGCCGCGTTATGCCCAAGTTATTACCCTATTTACCAAAGACAGATTGTCTTATTGAGCCGTTTGTTGGTGGTGCATCGGTGTTTCTCAATACTGATTATCGCCGTTATATTCTGGCGGATATTAATCCTGATCTTATCGGGATGTATCGCTTTGCGACTCAAGCAACTGAAGATTTTATCTCTATAGCTCAGGCGCTGTTTCTTCATGGAAATAGTGCAGACGCCTATGCGGAACACCGCAAAAAGTTTAATGAGCTGCCAGCCGGTGAAGCGCGTGCAGCGCTCTTTCTTTATCTCAATCGGCACTGCTTCAATGGTGTATGCCGATATAACGCAAAGGGGGTTTATAACGTCCCTTTCGGTAAACATAAAAATCCACCTTATTTCCCTATTGACGAGATCCGCCTATTTGCGGAAAAAGCCAAAGATACGCATACGCAGTTTATTTGCGCACCATTTCAAAACACCATCTCGGTAATGGCTGAAAGTGATACGGCTATTTACTGCGATCCGCCCTATATCCCGATCAGCACTACCGCCAATTTTACGCAATACAGCAAAGAACCTTTTGGACGTGCTGAGCATATGCGCTTAGTCACCAGGTTGTTGGCGGCAAATCTGTCTCATGGTTCGCCTGTTGTGATTTCCAATAGCGACACTCCACTAACACGCGAAATTTATCGCCATTTCAACCTGCATAGCTTCAGTGCTCGACGTTCTATTAGTTCCAAAGCTAGCAAGCGCGAAGACGCCAACGAAGTGATCGGTGTGCTTTCTACCTGCCAGCATTGCGGCAAATACGCGTGTAACTGCATTCAGCAGCCTAAGCACATTAGCCCAGCATACTCATATCAATAAGATGATGAGCGACACACGCGGACGATATGCCCCAACCCCACCGCCAGATTACCCCGGAAGCACATCCGTACTTACCGGGCCTTATGCGTGGAATGCTCCAGCAAAATCAATTAACCCGCTACAGGATGAAACGAATTATGTAGAAACTCCGCTCGCCAAAATGATTGCGGATTACCAGCATGATGAAGCTGTCTCGCGCATGATGCGCATAGCCGCCATGACTGAAGAAGAAAAAGAAGTCATCAATAAGCGGCAGTACCAAATTGATTTGTTCGAAGAGCATGAGAATGAACTCAATTTGCATCTTGCCCGTCTTGCAGAGTCTAAAAAGGCGATACGCCACAGCCCATTATTAGAGATTGCCGCTAACTTAAACGCGCAGCCAAAGTTTATACGCCAGCCACTACAGCAGCGGATCGAATACCTACGCAGAGAACATGGCGAACATCGAGCCAATATATTTTTGACTGAAATAGTCGAGAGTGCATTGTCGCGGTTAGAAGCCGTCAGAGAAAAACAGCTGACTATAGGCTACCGTCATGTTGCAGGTCGAGAGCGTCTAGACGAGCTTTTGCGCTTACCGGAGCTGAACAAGCGCGAAGTGCAGACGCTTGCCGCAATGGTGGCTGCGCATATGGACATGATTTTTTGTGCTCAGGTCGAAGCTAACCTTACTCATGACCATACCCCAGACGCGATTCTACGCGTATATCACGTGGTCGCCGCTGAAGCGCAGCGCTTATGTATCCAGCCGCCTTACTGGGATTCTCTCAATCCCTATATTCGCCACCGAGAACGTGCCCCCTATGACCTATTGCCGGGGGCATTCTTGCGTCTGCGTTGTGCTGATTGGTGGAAAGGTAAGTTATGGCGATTACGCAATGAATGGCGGGAAGAACAATTACGCGCCGCGTGCCTTGTTCATAAACATGCTTCCGCCTATGCAAGTCACGATGCGATAGAACGCCAGCGCGACCAATACCGCCGAACGCTTGAATTCATGCGTATGCATGAGCTGGAAAATGAAGACGGTTTCAAGATTGATTTAGAACAGGTCATGCTGTCCAGTACCAGCAACCCTTATTTACGGTACATCGAAATGATGACTACCGTTAAGGGGCTGCAAAACTTGGCTGAAATGCGCGGCGATTACGCCATGTTCTACACCATTACGTGCCCGTCCAAGTATCACGCCACGCTTGCAAACGGTAAGCCTAACCCAAAGTGGACGGAAAAAACCGTCCGTGAAAGCAGTGACTATCTGGTTAGCGTCTTTTCCAGTATCAGGAAAAAGCTTCAGCGAAAGGGCTTGCCTTGGTATGGCGTACGTGTGTCTGAGCCACATCATGACGGTACAGTTCACTGGCATTTATTGTGCTTTATGCGTCATAGAGATCGCGCCGCCATCACTAAGGTGATGCGTGAATTTGCCATTCGTGAAGACCGTGCTGAGTTGGGTAAGAACGTGAGAGCGCGGTTTGATGTTGTACCCGTTACCAAAAGAAAAGGTTCACCAGCGAGCTATATCGCGACATATATCGGTAAAAATATTGGTGGCGGCTCACTGGATAAGGCCAAAGACAAGAAAACGGGTAAACCGATCATCTGCAAAGAGACGGGCAAACCCCTTGCCGATAACAGCGATAATGCCGTCGCTTGGGCAAGTTTGCACCGCGTCAAACAGTTCCAGTTTTTTGGTGTTCCATCGCGTCAAACCTATCGAGAATTGCGCCGGTTGGCTAATCAGCTACAGCGTGAACTCAAGCCCAAAAAAGGGGCGCAGCTTCTGCAAGATAAGCATATGAATGATGTGCTTGCCGCCGCCGATGCGGGGTGTTTTGCAACCTACACCATTAAGCAAGGTGGCGTTATGCGGCCTCGCAACGAGCATGTGATCCGCACAGCCTACGCATTATCTGAAACCCCGAACGATTACGGCGAGATAAGCCCGCGTATCTATGGCGTCTATTCGCCGCGCTTGGGCGATGAGTCTCGCATTTGCACCCATAGCGAAACGTGGAAGTTGGTCAAAAAATCCAAAAGCAACACCCATGAACTTGAAGCCAGCAAAGCTGGCGCGGGGGTTGACCTTGGCCCTTCAGGGGTTCCGCCCTCACTTGGACTCGTGGCAATAACTGTCCGCCCGTCTGAAAAACAACCAGATCCAAAAGCCAAAAAACGGACTGAAAAACCGCTCAATTTGGATAATTTAGACGCACTGACTCGGGGAGAACGCCGAGAATTGTTGCGAAGGTTGAAAAATCCGCCACCAGAAAGCAAGAGTAAGCCGCTTTCGCCAGAAAATCAGCGGCAGAAAACCAAAGGGGAGCAAGCATTTAGTCATGCTGCGGGCGAACTTATCTCAAATATGAAGAAATTCGCCCACTCAATTGGGTGGGAATTATCGCAGCACGTCCTGCGTCGCTTAGCGGCGGGAAATATTGTTGATATTGAAGGTAAGCATTACCGCGTTAATCATCATGGTGATATTCGCCAATGTGAGGCAACCTACGGGGAACGCGCCCGCAACTTGATGCAACGAGTAAGCGAGCTAAGGCACAGTAACGCCAACGAATAAAAAACCCGCTTTTGCGCGGGTTTCTTGTTAACTGGCTTGCCCCTGTAGTAAATCAAGGGCGATTTGTCGTTCTTCTGGTTTCAAGCGGTCAATCAAGAATTTCATGAGCTTTTTGCCAGCCATGCCGCTGGGGCTGAGAGTGTGCGAAAACTGCGCGTGAAAAACAAACGTATGACCGCATTCAACTTCTGTACACCCGCAGTATAAAACACCCAGTTTTTTATCTACCCAATGGGTTTTTTTAATAATGGCCGGTGATTTACACTCTGGACATTCGATTTTAAAAGTACGCATGTTTATCACCCCGCACGCTAACGCTAACAATCGAGGTGATTCTAACTTATTTACGCTCATTTTTCGCCCTTATCGGGGGTAATTACCGGAATTTCAACGTCAAATTTTAAGTGCAAGTGTGCTGGGATTTCGGGATCGCTGTTAACGCCATTCATAAATTTGCGCTGAAGTGGGATAACTTCATCTTTTCGGTACGTTTGGCGGGCGGTTTCAGGGTTTGGCAGCGCAGAACCTTTATCCGGGATGATACCGCCAAGGCCGGCAGGGAAGCGATGAGCGGTAAAAATATCCTGTGCGGTGATCCCTTTAATATTGGCAAACTCATCTTTCGCGCTAACCTCGCCAACGGGCAAAATTTTAACCCCTTCAGGGTCGCCCTTGGGGATGTTAATAAACATATTGCGGAAGTTACCAATTCCCTGTGATTGGGCTATTTTTTGTTTGATCTCGTCTTCCATTTCGACGGTAAGACTGGCGTCACTGGTATACAGAATAAAACCCATATGCGCACCGTTGTTGTAGTAACGGCGGCGAAATATTGTCGCCTCGCTATTGAGTAATACGGAATGGATACCGCCGATATAGTCCGGCAAGCCGTAAACCTGTTGGCGTGGGTCATACATTTTAAAGAAGACAATATCGCGCGGGTCGTAGACGATGGCGGGCCCTTCTTGCAATACAACAAACTCACCTGATTTACGGCAGCGTAAGTAAAGTGACGGCAGCGGTAGCAGGTCAATGACCTCCCCAAAAATATTGCGGATTTTCAGGATAGCCACATCGCCAAATAATAGGTAATCAAAGGCCATTTGCTCGACCTGATCAGAGGTCAACCCGCCCCCAAGATAGCCACCGGCAACCATATTTTTGCGGTAATAGAGAACGCCGCCATGTTGGCCGTTGAGATTTGGGAGTTGGGCTAGCGCCAATCGGTCGATAGGTAACTGCCAGTGATCATACTCATCGTTATACCAAATATTATGGTAGTCCGTGCCTGTCGTGAGAATGGGTTCAGGTTCACCAAAGGTGATGACGCTACCGCGACCAGGTGTAAATGTTTTAGCCTTGACGGTGCTCTGTTTGCGTTTTTTGTTTGTCATGCTGCCATTCCAAAGGCCCAAGTCGATGGGCGGTCAAATTCATAGTCGATAGGTTCGTTAATCACGGCGTGTGATATCGCAAAGAAAACATCAGCGTGGCCGGTTGCCTCAGAACGTTCAGCGACGAACGTCAGCGCATTGCCGCTGTTAGTAGTTGTTCGGCGTATAGCCATAAAGCTTGGCGCGATTTCGGCGCGTTCTTTATTGGTTTCATCAATAGCGTCTTTGGCCCATTCGATGCGCTTACGCTCGACCACGTCGATCATCTTCATCACTAGGCGGTTTTTACTTTCAACACCGTACAGAATCGCTTTTGCTTCACGTGGGGCAAATTTGCTGACGAGATCATAAACACTCACACCAATACCGCTGGTATCAATGCCGATATAGGTCATATTAAAACGCCGCATAAGCTGCTTGATTTGCTCGGCCTGCCAACTAAAGTTAAGCCCTTGCCATTGATAAATAGCCAGAACGCGGAAGCGCTCCCCGTCAAAAATAGGCGGGGCAACGATAACGAACGTGGAATTATCCCCAGAGCGTGACGGGTCAAAACCGCCCCAGACTTCACGATTGCCAAAAGGACGCGCGGCAGTTGGGTCATAGTCGCCCCATGTATCCATTTCAACTTCACAGGCAACCAATGTGGAAAGCTTGAATACGGCGTCTTTACTGTCAACAAACTGGCACATGTAGAGCATGGCAAACGCGGTGGCGTTATATCGATTACGCAGGCGTTCAATATCAACCAGCGCCGCAAGGCCACCTTTGATCGCGTCTTCCATTGTAATGACGTAGCGCCAGATACCATCTGGGCAGCGTATGCCCGCTTGACGCATAGCGGTTTCTTTCGGGAACTCGGCCTCTTTACGCTTCGGATCATCGGAGCGCCATTCTTCACCACTCCACACTGCATAAGCTTGGTGGGTTTTGGCGCTCGGCGTAGAAAAATAGGTTGTACGGTATTTGTTATGCGTCGCCATTGCGGAGGCGACTTCGTGCAGTTTGGTGAATTTAGGTATCCAGAAAACCTCATCACCGTATAGATGGCCGTTAAAGCCCTGCGCCGTGCTGGCGTTGGTGGAAAGGAAACGCAGTATTGCGCCATTGCTCAGGCGGATATTTTTCCCTGTGAGTGTCACACCAAAATATTGTTGGGCGATTTGGACAATATATTCACGGAAAATTTCAGACTGTGCGCGGGACGCTGAGAAAAACACTTGGTTATCGCCCGTTTTGACAGCGTCTTCAAAAGCTTCCCATGCGAAATAGTAAGTCATGCCGACTTGGCGACTTTTCAGGATGAAGCGCCAATCTTCATCTTTATGCTCACGGCAATGCAGCTGGTAATCGAAAAGGTGTTCGCTTGCCCAGCTATCCAGCATTTCGGGAGTGATAGAAGACACATCATTCTTTTTATATTTACGTCTGCCGCCTTCCCTAGGTTCACCATTGCTGAAGCCGTCACCTTCAAACGCAGGCATAGAGCGAGCCTGAATCTCAGCCATTTTTTCAGCGTGCTTATTACGTTGCGCTCGAAGCTTAACGTCAGCGGCGATGAGGTCACGCAATTCTTCCAGCTCAAGCGCTGTTTTTTTCTCTTTGTTAGAAAGCTGGTTAAATCGACGAGATATAGCCTCTTCAATAGATTCCGCAGGCAATAAGGATGCCCACTGTCCAGATTCAGCCCAATGGTAAACGGTACGCGGTGGAAGGTTTAATTCCTGCGCAATATCTTTGGGCGTCCAGCGTTTAATATATAACGCACGCGCCGCGTCTTTAATTTCATCGGAATATTTAGCCATGAGTCTATTATGCTGAAGTCATAGGCAAGATAAATACGGTAGACATTCGGCTAATAACACTTATCCGAATGAAACTGAATGCGCACCATCATGTTATTCGTAATACTGAACTCCACGAAATACCGATAATTAAAAGTGCTTATTTATTAAGGTGTGTTATGCCACAACCCAATTACCGTACAGATTGGTTATGTATTGCCACATCCGGGCAGGCTGTAGACGGTCGCGTCATTGAGCCGCAATGGTTGATTGATGCGGCAGAAACTTACACCCGCAATACGTACACCGCCATGATTTGGCCGCACCATCCTCAATATGATTTAGGTGAACGTGAGTTTACCTGCAACTTAGGGGAAGTGGACGCGCTGAAAACTGAGACAGACGGTGAAACCGTTAAATTATTTGCGCAGCTTATCCCGAATCAATTTCTTATTGATGCTAACCGTATGGGGCAAAAGTTATTTACCTCAGCGGAATTTATTTCTGATTTCGCCGGTAGTGGTAAAGAGTATTTATTTGGTCTTGCTGTTACAGATATTCCGGCCAGTCTCGGTACGGAAAAAATGAAATTTATATTAGCCGGTGAAGAAAAGGATTCAGAGCGCGGAAGTTTGGAAACATTCAGCCTTGGTAAATTAAAGAATAACAAGCCTGAAAAGAAAGAAGCGTCTTTTTGGGGAAAGCTGTTTACCACCCGAAAAGAATTTACGCCAACACCAGAACCTAACACTGATAAGCCCAACGAGGGCGAGGAAGAGAAGATGGATGAATTAAAAGCCCTCTTGCAGCAAATGCTACAAATGCTCAGCGAAATGGGTAAAACCGCTGAAGGGGATAACCCTGATAGCGAAACGCCAGAAATGGCCGCTGAAGACGTCGCTGATATTGCAGATGATATTGCCGATGCTGCCGATCAGGTTTCCGAGCTGGCTCAAGAAGTGGCTGAAAACCCAGAGGATGAAGTGAAAGCCGAAGAGTTTAGCGCGGCAAAAGCCAAGCTGTTGAAAGCGATGAAAGGTTTTACCGCAAAGCCCGCTAAAACGAAACGCCGCAGCCAGCGCCGCCAGTTCAGCGCCCGCCAGCCAAAAGGGCAAAACGGTGATCAGTTGCAAGCGTTGAATACCACGCTGACGACGTTCATGACCAAACTGTCAGCGATGGAGCAGGGCGGAACGCAACGACCGGGGCAAGCCCCAGCGGGCAGCGGCAAGCCGTTTGATTTTGTTTAACTCTTTCGCCTTTTAGGACATCACCACTATGCGATTAACATCTAAAGCGGAAGCGATGCTCCGCAAATATGCTGCTGGTTTGGCAAAAGCCAACAATACGCAGGACACCTCGCGCTTCTTTTCGCTGACGCCGCCTAAAGAAACCATCCTGCGCAATGCCTTGTTGCAAGAGTCTGAGTTTTTGCGATTGGTCAACGTGATGGATGTTGACCAAGTCAATGGGCAGGTTGTCAGTACCGGCAAGCCGGGGATCTACACCGGTCGTAAAAAAGAGGGCCGCTTCTCTCGGGCGCTGGGAAATACCGGCAATGAGTTCAAGCTCTACGAAACCGATTCAGGCTCTTATCTTGCCTATGACCTTCTGGTTATCTGGGCAAACTCAGGCACTGAAGATGAGTTCTTCCAGCGTATTCAAGCCTTCAGCAATGAGTCGTTTGCGCTGGACATGTTGCGAGTGGCCTTCAATGGTACCAGTGCGGCGGAGAATACCGACCCTGAAACGAACCCGAACGGTGAAGACGTCAACATCGGTTGGCACCAGATTGTAAAAACTCGCTCGCCAGAACAGATTGTGACGGATGCAGTGACCTTGGGCGGATCGGGGGCTGACTTTGTTGGGCTAGACGCTGCCGTTACCGATTTGGTTCATACCAACATTTACGAACCCTTCCGCAATGACCCGCGTTTAGTGGTGTTGGTTTCCGCTGATCTGATTGGCGCTGATGCCACCACCATGATGAACATGGTAGACCGCCCAACCGAGAAGGTCGCCGCGCAGCTTATCAATCGCCAGATTGCAGGCCGTCCCGCGTACACGCCGCCATTCATGCCGGAAGGTCGCCTCATCGTGACGACGCTTGAAAACCTGCACATTTACACGCAGGCGGGCACCCGTAAGCGTAAGGCCGAATGGAACGATGATCGTAAGCGTTTCGAAAATAACTATCTGCGTATGGAAGGCTACGCCGTTGAGCATGACGAGCTATACGCCGCTTACGACAAAATCACCCTATCGAGTGGAACGGCACCGGTTCCGCCTGAAGAAAACGCCGGAGCATAAGCATGGCTATGACCCTGTGCCAGCGTCACCGAGCACGCGTAAAAGCCGCCAAAATGCTAGATAAGCATGAAGCACTGACGGCCTCACCGGTGAGCTTCCATATTCAAAAGTTGGAGCTTGATGAAGATGTTGCGCGTTTACGTTCGCTGCCTTTGACCGCCGATCGTATTGAGATGAAACGCGACGAGCTTTTGCCGCGTTGGCTTCCGACTGTAGAAGCCTATCTCGCAGGCGATAAGCGCTACATGAATCCGGCGCTGGTTTACTGCGTGATTTGGTTGCTGGACACAGGGGAAATAGAAAAGGCGCTTGATTGGGCTGATATCGCGATCGAAGAAGGGCAGCGTATGCCCGCCAACTTCAAAAGCACGATGCCCGCATTTATCGCTGATACCGTCATGGAATGGGCGATAAATGAGGCCGCAGCGGGGCACAGCATTGAGCCATATTTTAGCCGAACGTTTAATAACGTCCGTGACAAATGGCGTTTGCATGAAGATATCAATGCGAAGTGGTTCAAGTTTGCAGGGCTGTATTTACTGCGTGATCACAACGGTGAGCCACGCGCTACGGCGGTGGACAACGTGGATACGTTGGAACAGGCCGACGCCCTTTTGGCACAAGCTGAAAAATTCAATCGGCACGCCGGTGTTGCCACCATGCGCAAAAAAATCATGGCACGTATTCGCAGCCTCACCGAGAAGTAAAGACTACCGCAAGCCGGGGCGGGCGCGGTGGAGGCAGAAAACCCGCAAGGTTTTCTTGAGCCGTGGAAACCGTTAGCCCGCTTCTCTTATGCCAGTAGAAGGATGCGTCAATGAGTGGCCCAAGTTTCGGCATTAGTGGACGTCAGATTGATTACCAAGACGCAGTTATCACCAACGGTGTTGCGTTTTGGCCCGATCTCAATTTGGCTGAGTTTCAGAAGTCCCGCACTTTGCCTGTTGATTTACCTAACGAAACCGCAGGGATTGCAGTATTAGCCGCCGTCGCCGAGGTCAATGATACCTGCGCACCGGTCGTGAGTTATTGGGCGGGCAAAGGGATCACTAAGGCTGTCGATGTGCCGGGGGCGAAAATGGGCACTGAAAATCAGCTGACGGCACAGTACAAAAAGGCCGTCTACGCCAGAGCTAAAGCGGATTTGCTCGGCGAGTTTGCCACCATCGGGCGGCGTGAGTCTCATCCGGGACAGGAAAGCGATGAAACCCGAGACATTCTGCTTGCTGAAGCGGCTTTCGCGATACGTAACATGCTGAGGTTGACACGTGTTGGGGTGCATTTGATATGAGCGAATTAGAGCGTATCACCGCATTTATTACGGAGAATCTACCAGAACGCGCTATGCAGATGTTTTCGTCCGTGATGGAAGATTGCGAGCTGATTTATTACCCCAAAGCGCTGGGGCTTGGACAACGCCGCATTGGAGTGCTGCGTTATAACGCGGTGTTGTCATGGGATAACTTTCCGTATCGGGCGTGCTCGCCGGGGTTGGTGTATGCGCTGGTCTTGGTTTGGTTAGAAGAACACGCCAATACGCTGCGCGATGATTTGAAGCTCGGAGGCCCAACCGTTGATCCCGAGTTTGATGATGAAGGCTCTAGCATCATTCAGATAGTGATCCCTGTGGCTGATGAGATTGTCCTCAAACCGAGTGAAACCGGCAATATCCCCGCTAAGGGGAAGCGTTGGGATGTGGTCTATCCCGAGGTCTGGACGGCCAACGAAGCCGAGTTCATCACCTTACACAGTGATAAATCATGATCCGGGGCGAACTGAATAAGAGCCAGCTTAAGCAGCTGCGCACCACGCTTGCCGCCGCTGATTTACCCGCTAAAAAACGCCAGCGCCTGTTATGGCGTATTGCCAAGCTGGGGATCATCGTTGCCGCCAAGCGTAATCAACGTAATCAGGCGGCACCTGATGGCACGCCGTGGCCCCTACGTAAACGGGGCAAGGGCAAGATGTTAAAGGGATTGCCCAAGCTGTTGGCCGTTCGTGAAATGCCAGAAATCCAAGCGGTAAGAATTTACCTCAAAGGGGGCAATTACCGTAATGGCACCAAGCCGATTGCAGCGGGGTTGGTGGGGGCCGTCCAGCAGAACGGCGCAAGCATCAAGATGAATGCAAGCAGTGCCCCACGTAAACCGCAGGCCAACCGACCGGCACTGCCACGGCAGGCCAAAAAACTGCGGGCGCTAGGCTACAAGATGCGTCAGGGCAAGCGATGGGTGAAACCATCAAGTAAGAAAATCATAGAAACCCTGAGCATGGCACAGGCGGGACTACTGATAAAAAAACTACGGGGCACACCGTCAAAGCGCACATGGACAATTGATTTACCTGCTCGCGTGTTCTTAGGGGTGAGTAACGACGAATTCAACAAAATACTTGCGCGGCAATTGCAGGCCATCGGCTTTGGCTGGGACGTCAACGCGCAGGATATCAGGGGGTAGATATGACTTGGCCTACAGTCAATGTCACGCAGCTCAACCGCTATAACGGCGTGACGAACGATGTTGAACGCGTCGTGCTGTTTGTGGGGTATGGCAAAACTAACGCGGGTAAAACACTGCCTTTAAATACGGGAAGTGACTTAGATAAAGAGTTAGGCGAAGAAGACAGCTTGTTAAAACGCCTCATCGCCGCCGCAAGTAATAACGCCGGTCAAAACTGGTTTGCCTACGTCCACGTTATTGCAGAACCAGAAGCGAACGACGAAGGCGTCGAGCCGGATAAAGATTGGATGGATGCCGTGAAGCTGGCGCAAAGCGTCGCCTCAGTTGAAGGCGTTGTGTTGGCTTTTGATACCACAACCGCCGCCACGGTAAACCGCGCGACTGAGATGCGCACGACGCTACAAGCTAAGTTTGGCCGCTTTGTGTGGTTTGAGTTAGCCGTACAGGGGCCGCAAAAAGATGAGGCGTGGGCAGACTACGTTTCTCGTCTTTCAACCTTGCAAGACAAAATCGCCTCGCCCGGCGTGCATTTAGTCCCGCGTCTGTGGGGCAATGAGCCGGGGGTGTTGGCAGGGCGCTTGTGTAATCGGTCAGTGACCATTGCAGACAGTCCGGCCCGCGTCGCTACGGGGGCGGTTACGGCATTGGGCAGTGATGCTCTACCGGTTGACGGCACCGGCGTTGAAATTGATCTCGCGGTGTTGCAGTCACTTGAAGCGCAGCGCTATAGCGTGCCGATGTGGTACCACGATTTTGACGGTATTTATTGGTCTGATGGTCGCACGCTAGACGTTGAAGGCGGTGATTACCAAGTGATTGAGAATGTGCGCATTGTCGATAAGGCTTCTCGCAAAGTCCGTTTACGCGCCATTCCCAAGATTGCCGATCGTTCGTTGAACAGCACACCCGGCAGTATTGCTGCCCATGTGACCTATTTCGGCAAGCCGTTGCGAGAAATGGCTATCACCTCACAAATCAACGGGATTGAGTTCCCCGGTGAAGTGAAACCACCTAAAGACGGTGATATTGCCATCGTGTGGAGTTCATCGGTCAAGGTACAGATTTTTATGGTTGTTCGACCGTATGAAAGCGCAAAAGAAATTAGCGTCAGCATCGAACTTGATACCTCATTGGAGAGCTAGCTATGTCTGGGAGTGAACGTATTAGCGGCGGTTCGTTCGATGTGAACTATGACAGCGTCATGATCCACGTCGAAAGCGCCACGGTGACTATCACCGACAACAGCACGGCAGTGCAAACGCGTGGCGTGCCGAATGGGCACGTCAAAGGTTCTGTTAGCGCGGACGTTGAAATTGAAGTGGATTCTTTGAATTTCAAAAAGTTTACCGCCGTTGCTCGCGCCGCAGGTTCGTGGCGCGGTATTCCTGAGAAAGATTTCCTGTTTTATGCCAACGCCGGCGATGAAGAGGAAAAAATCGAAGTCTTTGGGTGTGTTCCTACCCTGTCTGACTTGGTCAATGTCAGCCCGAGCGAGGCCAGCAAAACCACGAAAAAAATCAAGTTCATGGTTACGAGTCCCGACTTTGTCGCCATTGATGGTGTGCCGTATTTGTCAGCTCGCGATACGCGCGACTTGAAAGGGTGATGCCATGCCAAACGGTGAAACATCCCTTTTAGCCAAGTTGGTGCTCATTGGTGCCCTTATCGGCATGGGGCAATTGTTGGTAAGCAACGTGCGGATCACGTTCCGTATTTTAGTTGGCCGCGTGATTTTGGGATCGGCAACATCGCTCATGGCAGGCGTTGCGCTTATCAAGTTTGAAGACCTGCATGAGCTGACCATTATCGGGATTGCCTGCGCCTTGGGGATCTTGGGTAGTACAGTGATTGAAGAATTCTTCAGGCGTTGGCTAGAACAGCGATTGGAGAGCAAAAAGGACAAAACATCATGACGTTAAGCCAGAAACAACAGCAGTTTACGCGCATGGTTGGCAAGCTGATTGCTTGGGCTGATGCCAACGGCTATGCACTGACTTTTGGTGAAGCCTACCGCACCCCAGAACAAGCCAAACTCAATGCCAAGTCTGGTGCCGGTATTGCCAATAGTCTGCATACGCAACGTTTGGCGGTGGATTTTAATCTGTTCATCAACGGCGAATGGCAGACCAAAAGCGAAGCCTTTTTACCGCTTGGCGAGTACTGGGAAAGCCTCGGCGGTTCATGGGGCGGGCGATTTAAAAGCAATCCCGATGGTAATCACTTTAGCCTTGAACATAACGGGGTGCGCTAATGCGTACCGTGTGGGGAAACCTGCTTGTGTTCGCGCTTTTGTTTGGCCTCGGCTGGCAGGCTCATGACTGGCATGACGCGAAAACCACGTTAGCCGCTAATCAGTCTGCCGAAAATATCCGCGCAGAGGTCACGGAGATAACACGGCAATCTGGGCAGGCGCTTGAAAATAAACTCGCGGAGTTAAAAGCCAATGAAACCCACACTGAGCGGGAAATCCGCACGGAAGTTATTAAGCCGGTGTTTAGCAATGTTTGCGCTACTGACGATTACGTCAGGTTGTTCAACGACAGTACAGATAAAGCCGAGCGAACCTTATCAGGAAAATCACCTGACCCTTTGCCCCGTAACCCTGCCACGTCTGGCAGGGCCGACCGGAAATAACTTTGATGCGGCGTTAACCACTTATCGGCAGATTTATGTCGATTGCGCCGCACGCCATAACGCCTTAGTAGGCATCATTCGACAACGTAAGGATGTAACGCAATGAGCGAAGTAAAAACCAAAATTATCACCATGACCGTGGCAGGCCGTGAATTATCGTTCGAACCGAACAAAACCGCCTATAACGCGTTGATTAACGAAATCACCCCTAAAAATAAAATGGCCCCAATGGTGACTTACCTCGGGCGCATTGTGACCCCTGAAACAAAACCCACGCTCACGCAGCTGCTTGACGATGTGCCCGGTGTTGAGTTGCAGATAGCGGAGGCGGTGAACGCGATTTATGCCCCTGTGGTTGAGATTGAAATAAAAAACTGACGGCGCGGTTAGAGGCCATCCGCGCTAACCCGTTGGAGCAATACCTCACATTACGCCGCTATTACCTCCCGCTTGAAGACGATAGCGAAGAAAGTCTCTCACGTGCCTTATGGCTTGATGAGTATTTTGCGAAAACAAAAGCCCACAAAACGGCAGAAGGGATCGCGATAGCCTTTAACGGACAATGACATGAGCCATTTGGATTTTACTTTAAGCCTGATCGATAAGCTGACGCGCCCGCTGAAATCTGCGCAATCGTCACTGACCGGTTTCGCTGAAAAATCGCAGGCGTCATTTACGCGCATCGGGATTGGTGCGGCCTCGGTTTGGGCTGTCGTGAGTTCCATTCAGGGCGTTCTTGGCCCTGCCTATGAAATGAATGCGGCGCTATCTGGGCTTGGGGCTAAAGGTGTCGCGGAAGACACGCTGAAAAGATTGTCCAAAGAGGCAATGAAATTCAGTAACCGCTACGGCAAAAGTGCGGTCGATGTAGTCAACTCCAGTTATGCCATTAAAGGCGCAATGGTGGGGCTGGCTGATAAAGAGCTACCTCGTGTCACCGTTGCGGCAAACACTCTCGCCGCTGGGGTAAAAGCCAGCGGGGAAGAGGCAGGGGAATACATGGGCGCAATGGCTGCACGGTTCAACACTGAACTATCGAGCCTCGGGCACGTGCGTTTTGCTGAAGAGCTGGCAGGTAAAACCGCTTATATGGTGCAGAACTTTGGCGTCAAAATGCAGACCATGCAAGAGCTGATAGAAGGCACCAAGAATGCCGGTGCTGACTTTGGCGTGAGCATGGATGAGCAATTTGCCGTATTGGGTACGTTGTCGCGCACCCTCGGTACCGAGTCCAGCGGGATTTACGAACAATTCCTACGTAGCGCCCCTGCGGCAGCGCAAAAACTCGGGATGAGTTTTGTTGATGCCACCGGAAAAATGTTGCCGATGGGCGAAATTTTACAAAAACTTCAGGATAAATACGGCACCAGTATTGAAGGTAACGTCAAAGCGCAACAGGCGTTAGATGCCGCATTTGGCGGCGGTGCTGATGTTATCAAGAAGCTATACGGCCAACAGAATACGCTTAATAAGAGTATCAGCGATTTAGGTCGTAATGATGGCATGAAGCGTGCCCAAGAGATGGCCAAAAGAATGGTGGAACCTTGGGATCGCCTTACACAAATTTGGAAAAACATGCGTATTGCTATCGGCGATACGCTCTTACCTGTACTTAATCCGCTAATTAATCGCGCAGCAGATGCCGGAGCGAAGTTTGCCCGCTGGCTTGAAATGTTCCCAAACATTGCCCGCTGGTTAGGCTATATCACCTTGGGGGTGTTGTCGTTCGGCCTAGCCGGTGCGGCAACCAACATCATTATGGGTGTGTTCGGCTTCACTATGATGGGGCTAAAGGGGATTGCGGCGGTTGTGGTGGGCGGTTGGAACGCGCTTATCTGGACGCTTAACATCCTGCGTCCTTCCCTGCTTATGACGCGCATTGGATTGGCTGGCCTGTGGCTGCAATCCAAATTATTGGCGCTGTGGACAGGTGTTTGCCGCGTGGCCCTATTCTTGTGGAATGGTGTTCTGAAAGCGGGCGCAATTGCCATGCGTATCTATGGTGTTGCCACCATGTTTGCAGGTGTTGCTATGCAGCTGCTAACTAGCCCTATCACTCTGATTATTGGCGCACTGGCGTTGCTGGCTGTGGGGATTTGGTATGTGGTCACGCATTGGGATGAGCTAAAAACCGCCATCATGAATACGGCCGCATTCCAGTGGATCATGGATATTGCCGGAAAAGTTGGGAAGGTCTTTACCTCTGTATGGGCCTCCATCGTTCAAGGCTGGGGTAATGTTGTCAACTTCTTTGCGAGATTATCACCCGTTGCCGTATTTAATGGTTTTGTCGCCGCCATTGCGGGTGTTTTTACTGGGTTATTTGGCGTCCTAAAAAGTACGCTTGCCGCGTCTTACAACTGGATTGTGGAAACGCTAAACAAAATCCTCGGTATTTTTAACGATCTGAAAACGGCTGTTATGAATACTGTCGTTTTCCAGTGGCTTATGGATGCTGTTGGGGTCGTTGGTCAGGTCTTTGCGTCCGTGTGGGCCTCTGTCGTTCAAGGCTGGGACGATGTTGTCAGCTTCTTTACGGGATTATCACCCGTTGCCGCGTTTACGGGGTTCGCCGACACCATCGGCGGCGTTTTCAATAAGCTGTTTGATGTCTTAAAAAGTACGTTTGCAGCGTCCTATAACTGGATTGTGGAAAAGCTAAACAAAATCCCCGGTGTAGATATTGACCTGAAAACAACCAGCGTACCAAGTATGGCGCAAGGTATGGCGGTACCTTCAGGTGGGCAATCGCTACTGACGGGTACCCGTACCGGCACGGCTATTCCGCGTGATGGATTAATGGGTCAGGTTAAATCTGATAGCAAAACCACCATTGATAACCGCAAAACATGGGGGGTTGTCAATGTTAACGCGCCGAATGGCATCACTCCGAGCCAGTTGTCAGAGTGGCAAGAGATAGAGGCGGGATGATGGCAGAGCCTAAATATATCGACCTTTTGATAACGGACGGTGATTTCACGCTCGACAGCGGTCGAGAGCCGTTGCGCTGCAACAACCGTGAAAGCATTGGCCAAGATATTGTGCATAGCATTCTTGAAAGCGGTATTACCGCCCAATTGATTGGAGAACGCAGCCCAACAATGCGCGGTGATGTGGTAACACAGTTGATTTTGTTAGTAGAAGACGATGAGCGGCTAATACCCGGCACGATTGTGATCACTGAAGAATCACTCTCACGGCTCTATGTCACAGCCGAAACCTATGATTTTGGCACCTTAAGCAAAGGGGTTGATTATGACTGAAAAACCCGTAGTTGATTTTGAGCAGGTGCTTAAAGACAGCGGTATGCCAATGACCGAGGATGAGATCGGTTCGGCATTTGATACAACCGTGAAAGCGGAGGGTTTTGTTACGAACACCTCCAAAATGTCACCGTTTTGGCGTCTGATTAAAGTTATTGTCACAACGCCGGTGTTATGGCTTCAGGACGCACTCATTAACACCGTGCTGATGAATATGTTTGTCGCAACCGCCAGCGGGCAAATGCTACGGCTATTGGCATGGGCGGTGAATGTCACCGTTAAGCCCGCCACCGCTGCCGTGGGGGTATTGCGCTTTTACAAATCAAATGCGGCGAACGCCGTCACCGTGCCCGCAGGCACACTGGTACAAACCGAACGTATCAACGGGGTTGTTTACATACTGAAGGTGACACAAGACACGCTGATCCCTGCGGGTAAAGAGCATGGCACTGTGCCGGTTATTGCGACAGGTACTGGCGATGGCTACAACCTTGCGCCCGGTTATTACCGAATATTACCCGTAAGCGTAACGGGGATCGGCAGCGTAGAGAATGAAGAGGACTGGTTACTAACACCAGGAGCAAACGAAGAAAGCGACGATGAGCTTCGCGAACGTTGCCGCAATCAATTTAACCTTGTGGGTAATTATCACACTGATGCCGTCTACCGCAGCATGATTGCAGGTGTTGCCGGTTTATCGATTGACCGTATTTTCTTTTTACACGATGCGCCGCGTGGGCCGGGAACGGCAAATGCGTATCTGTTGCTAGATAGTGGCGTGACGTCACAGCCGTTTATTGATGCGGTGAACGACTATATCAACAGTCAAGGCCACCACGGACACGGTGATGATATGCAGTGCATGGCGATGCCTGAAACACGTCACACACTGGCAGTCACATTGTTTGTCACAAATCCAGACAACATGACCGCTGAAGATAAAGCGGCGTTACGTACTGGCGTTGAAAACCTGATCCGCTGTGCGTTCCGTGAAAACAGTAACTATGACGTGAAAAAGACGTGGCCCTATTCGCGCTTCTCTTTTTCAAACCTAGGGCGAGAAATCCACAGAACCTTTGATGTGGTGGATTCTTTGCGTTTTTCACTGACCGATATTGTGAGCGATCTCGCCGTGCCAAGGTTGGATGCGCTGACCGTGGAGATCGAACGTGACTGACTTCGAAAAACGATTACACACCCTGAAGTTACCTTCATGGATGGACAAAGGCGACCCCGCCAAGTTACTGCGTGCCTGTCTGACATTTTGGTTGCAGGTGTATGACTGGATCACATGGCCGTTAAGGCAGTTTGACCCACTAACTTGCGTCGAGCCGGTATTGAACCTATTGGCTTATGATCGCGATATCACCCGCTTTAACGGCGAACATTTAGTGTTGTTCCGTAAGCGCGTGGCTTATGCCTTTATCAATGCGCGGGACGCGGGATCGGTTGAGGGATTTATTGCGATTTTCCAGCGGCTAGGCATTGGCTATGTGGAATTGCTAGAGCGTCAAGCGGGAATAGATTGGGACGTTATCACCGTACGTGTCACTGACAGCCAGATAGCCGACAACACTGACTTGTTACTTGAAATTATTCGTCAGTATGGCCGGACGTGTCGCCGTTACCGATTTGAAGTGATCACCAAGCAAAAAATGTTTATTCGCGCTGGGTGGTATGAAGGGGAATATGTTTGCTATGTGGCTAGCCTATCCCAAGAAACCAACAATAACAGCGCCACTTATGGCGCGAAGCTAGGGGGCTGAAATGTCACAAACTGTCATTACGCTAGCGTTTGAACACTGGAAAACGCAGCAAGCGATTAACAATAGTGCCGTGGTTTTAGACGAGTTTGTCTTAGCCAATGTGCCTAATCTGGATGCAGAAAAACCCATTGACCGCGCCGAGCAGCTCCCAGAGGCTAAGTATATTGTCCACCGTCAAGCGGTGAGCGCGGCAGGTTTGGTGAATGAAAATTCCGTGGTTTATTCCGTCACGATGGGGGCGGATGTTGGTGATTTTGAGTTTAACTGGGTTGGTCTAGTAAATAAGGCCACCGGTACGCTTGCGATGATTGTTCATGCGCCGCTTCAAAGCAAAATCAAGAACGCCGAGGGCAAACAAGGCAACGTGCTCACTCGTTCCTTTTTGATGGAGTATAACGGTGCGGCGTCAGAAACGCAGATCACCACCCCAGCAGAAACGTGGCAGATTGATTTTACTGCGCGTTTGTCTGGAATGGATGAGCGCCAGCGCCTAGAGAACGTCGATATTTACGGCGCTGCCGCATTCTTTGGTGATGGTTTCTTAGTTACTCGCCAAGTGAGCCAATACAGCATTACGCAGGGGGCTGGCTACGTAGGTGGTCTGCGTTGCAAGTTACCTACGACCCAAAACATTACCGTGACGACCAAGCCGGTAAAGGTTTGGGTTGATGTGTGCTGGAAAGGCACCTTAACAAGTGTTTGGGCTGAAGAGCTGAAAATCACGGTAGCCAATACCCTCGCGAACTATGTGCAAGACGGTGTACAGCATTACGTGTTTGCGGTAGCCAGCATTGATGCGAACGGCGTAATCACGGATTTGCGCCCAAAAGGTACGTTAGACAACCAGCAGGGCAATAAAGACTTTTTACGTATTGATAAAAGTCTGTCAGAAATAGCGACCAAAGGCGTGCAGGCGCAGGCAGAAGCGCGTAAGAATTTGGCATTAGGTGATGCAGCTACCAAAAGCGTACAGAAATCCGTAACGGATAGCACCCCTAATGCATTGATGATAAATGGCGCATATGGTCTTGGTGGCACAGCCCCGCGAACATCGCGGGCGGCAGGTTGGAGTTATGACGATATACCAACTCAGTTGCCGAGTGGTTTTTACACCCATCAGGTTACAGATGGCCCATTTTGCTACACATTCTCATTACTTCAGGATGGTGGGGGTACTGGCAATAATCGACATTTGATTATTCCGTCGAATCAAACCGATAAAGTGGCTATTCGATGGGATTCCGGCAAAACGTTCTCTTATCAATATTTTTATACCGATAAGAATAAACCTACTTCCGCCGATGTTGGAGCATTGCCAATTGCGGGCGGAACGATGGTGGGAGCGATAAAAGTCTCAGGCATCGGATATGGCTCTTTTGCGAGTCAAAATAATGGAGAGGCACCGCTTTATCAGAATGTTGATACGGCGCAAACGTCGGAATACTGGCCGATCATCAAGCAAAGATACAAACAAGCCAATTCGACATGGTCTGCTGGGACGTTAATCAACGCAAATCAGTTCGTTGTTCACTACATGGATTCTGCTGGAAAATCAGCAATTTTTATGTTTAGACCTGATGGGCAGTTTATTCCTGCAAACTATGCCAATTTTGATGCTAAATATCAGGTAAAAGGTAATTACACTCCTGCCGGAGAAGCTTACACCAAAGCGGTAAGTGATGGGCGATTCCAGCCTAAAGGTAATTACACTCCTGCCGGAGAAGCCTACACCAAAGCGGTAAGCGATGGGCGATTCCAGCCAAAAGGCAACTACACTCCTGCCGGAGAAGCCTACACCAAAGCGGTAAGCGATGGGCGATTCCAACCAAAAGGTAATTACACTCCCGCAGGAGAGGCTTATAAAAAAGCAGAATCAGATGCACGATATCTGCAAAGTATTCGCCCAAGCGGGACAGAGGAATATATCGATATTCCCTATCCGGGTCAGGCAACCATACCCGCAGGCGCATTCCCAACGACTTTCGTTGGAACGACCAAAAGTACAGGGTCAGGGATTTCTTTTCATATATCACGCGTTTATTACCGCCGCGCCCAAAAATATATTGGTGGGGCTTGGGTTAATATCTAATTGGATATCAATATGATTTATAGAAATTTTAGCCACTATACACCAGAAGGTGCGATGGCGAACGTTGCGTATCTTATCTCTGAAGAGGGCAATGATTGGTACGCTATCCGCGATAGCCTAACGAACCCTCAAACATTAAAAATAGCCTTTCAGGTTGACGGGGTGATTCGGCAGCAAACCTATGACGCACAGGGCATGTTTCCTGAAAACCTATCCGTTGCAGAGATTAGCAAAAAGAGTATTCCGAATGACTTTCCGGAACGGGTTGACGGCAATTGGATTTTTGACGGCAAGAAAATCACACCGCGTGTAATTTTGAAATCCGAACTCATTGCGCAGGCCGAAGAAACCCGCGCACAACTGATGGCAGAGGCGAATCAAAAAATCACACCGCTACAAGACGCCTTAGATTTAGATATGGCGACTGACGAAGAATTAGCCCAGCTTAACGCATGGAAAACCTACCGGGTGCTATTAAGCCGAGTTGATGTGTCAACAGCGCCAGATATTGATTGGCCAGAGGTGCCAAATGTGGCGTGAAGCAAAAATCGCGTTTCCTGATGAGCTATCAGAACTTAATTGCGCCATAGTTCCCGCTCATCCGTGGGTATATGGTTTGGGGCAAATTACCGATTCAGGCAATTATTTAAGCCCCGTCAATGCGTTGGCTTATTTAGCCAAGAAGCTTGCCGATAGCGCTGAAGAGACAAATGTTATTGTTTTTATGATCGCAGAACATGACCACGTCAATTTTATGCAGGGATTATCGCAACTGGCAGAGGTGTTCCCCGCGCCCGCATTTACTCAGGTCAGCCGAATGGCAAAGGCCGCGTTTGAGCTGGGCACAGTAAAAATGCAGCTGCCAAGTAAAAATAATGGCGCGTTGCCTGCCGCAATTCCATTGTCTGTGGCAACCAATCGCGCCGCACTGAATGCACAGCGAGTGGCGAAAGCTCAGATCGATGCCGCCGTACAGACAAGTACCGCAAAATTACAATTGCAGGTGGGTGAATTTATCAAAGCGCGCGCAGACATGCTGAAAACCATTAGCGACGGTTTAGATACGTTGAAAGGCGCAAGCGCTAATGCGTGGGTCTTCACCCACTCAGGCAGCATGATAAACGCCGCCGTTGAATTACTTAAAAATATCCCACAAGTCACGGCGGTGCATACGGTCGCACTGATGTTTATCGGTGATAACTTGGCGGGGTTGGAGAAGATGATCCATGAGCCAAGCCGCATTACTCGCTCTTGATGGTGAAGGGATCAGCATGAAAAATATGCTGGTTTCACCGTCAATGCAGTTTCAAGAAAAAGACCAGTCCGGGCAGACATCAAGCACCGCGAACGCTGAGCAAGGCATAAAAGCCAAAGAGCTGCGCGTATCAGGCTTAATTACGTTTGATGAACAATCTGTATTACAGCGATTATTTCAGTTAGCGTCAGCGACGGAATCTAGCGGAGCACTCAAGAAGTACCGCGTTGCTAATGAAACCGCCGCCGCTATTAATTTTCGTGAAGCGACTTTCACCGGCACCATCGAAGCCACTCCGCAAGAAGATCGCCTCGCGTGGCAGGTGAGTTTTACCTTACGTGAAAAAGTCAGCGTGCCGGAGAAGCGCGAAGCCAGAAAAGGCAATTCGACAACCAGCACAAAACAGACCGGCGCAGCAGGTGGCAAAGGAACGACGGCTGAAGAGGGCCCGGAAACGCTGAGTTGGTTTGAGGCCAAAGTATTAAAACCCGTCAATGATGCGCTGGGGTAAATAATCAATGAAACCCATTAAACGCCTTTACCTATCAGCCGACAGTGTTCACCTTGTTGACGTCAACATTATGTTGGAGATTAACGCCTGTGGACGCGGCTTTATTACAGCGAAAACGCAGACTGATTACACTGGAAAAATGGTGCGGCTTGATGTGGGATATGATGGTCTAGTCCTACGATGGTTCACCGGCTATGTAGAGCGATCACAACCGGCTGATAATGGCTCTGTGCGTCTTTTCGTTCGTGAGCTGATCGGCGTGTTTGATAAAATATGGCCGTGCTCATTCCAGCACCCAACACTAAGGCAAATCACCGATTGGCTGACGGAACAAACAGGACTGAAGGTTAGCCCACCGGAGAGCGCCGCCTATGCTGACAAACCTATACCCCATTTCACCCACAGCGGAACCGGCTACCAACTATTAGCAAGTTTGGGGCCTGCGTTTTCAATACCGGATTACCAGTGGTGCCAACTTCCCGATGGTGGCATTTTCGTTGGTGCGGCTGAGCATGGTTTGATGGCGGGTAAGCCGGTTGAAATACCCAGCGAGTTTAGCCAAGCCACGGCGGGCGGTAACTCAATGACCGTACCATTGATTCAAAGTTTGCGCCCCGGTGCCGAGGTCAACGGCCAACGCTTAAATCAGGTACGCCTCGAAAATGACAATATGACACTTTCTTGGGTGCCACGAAATAAGGCTACGGGTAAACCTTTGCAAAAAGCGCCAATACAACGCCAGATGGAAAGCGCCTTCCCTGAATTAGCCTCTGGGCTGCATTTGCCAAAAATGGCCCGCGTTGAAGCCCCTAGCGAAGAAGTATCAAGCGGTGATATTGCCGATCAGTTTCGCCCTCGTTATGCCGTTGACTTGCAGCTGTTAGACGCGGACGGCAACCCGGCAACCGATACGCCAATTTATCCGGCAGTGCCGTTGCCGGTTCCTATGGCGGGCAGTGAGTCCGGCATGTTCCAATTTCCCCCACCGGGCACGTTGGTTGAAGTGGGATTTACAGGCGGACGCCCAGACAGGCCATTTGTACGGCAGACGATGCCACAAGGGCAGAACCTGCCAGATGTGAAGCCGGGCGAACAGCTCCAACAACAGCGTGATGGTGTATCGCAGCGTGTGACAGTTGCAGGCGATTGGGTTCGCCAAACTGATCAGACGATAAGTGAAACCTCAATGAAGCGAGAGGTTAAATCTGACGAGGAAAACCGCACTGTTGTTGTCCGAGAAACCACAGTCCAAGCTACCGACAAGACAACGGTTTTAGGCACATCGACGTTGCTAGCCGGTGCCGTAGTACAGGTGAGCCAAGGTGATTACAGCTTGGGAACGTCAGGGGCATTAACGGTAACATGTCAGACAATGGCCGTTGATGTCACCAATGACGCAAAACGAATGATTGGCGGAAACCTTAGCGACACCATCAAGGGGGAAGCGACAATCAGCGTTGGGAGTTCACTGACGGAAAAGATAGCCGGAATTCGTCGCAGTGTCGCACAGTCTCAAGAACTCATCGCCCCCGTAGTAAAGCTGGGGAGTGAGAGCATTAACGTACTGACATTGCTGACGGACACGCTTGATGTGCTCAATGAGTTAGCCACCCAAACAGCCAATCACACACACCCGAGTACAGGGCAAAGCCAGCAGGCAGCACAGTTCACCGCAACCGCACAGAAGACGAAAACACTAGCTAAGAAATACGGCCCGCTCATTGCGTAAACGCCGCACGATTTAAACGCCCCATACAGCCCACCACACCCAATCAATCAACAAGGTCGATAACGTTCGGCCTTGTTTGCGTTCGTCGCGTCACGCCCCACACACGCAACAGAAACCCGCAGACGAAAGCGCGTGCCAGACGAAAACGGCGCTACACCGCACCCGCCTGCATGATTTGGATCAAAAAAATTTTGCAAAAGAATTTTTGTGCAAACGCACCGCCAGCCAGCGCCGCCACAGGGCTTGATGCATCTGAAGGGTTTTGCACTCTGTGCAAGCATTTGCAAAAGTTTGCAAAAAGTCAGCGCATCGCCTCTGCTAACGTTTTGTTTAACATTATGTTTTAAAAAGGATCTCTTTGCTTTCCGTCTGGATCTTTACAGGCAGGTCAACGGGATAAGGTTGCGATATTTAATTTCGATGAAGTCAGGCGGGGCGCGGGTTGTAGGTGAGTTTGCGAGTCTAGAACATATTGCAAAACTTTGCGCAAAAGGATCTCTGTAGCCAATGATGAAACCAAGCCCGCATTTAATCAATTGGTGTGAGTTTGCGCCGCTTTTCGTCTGTTTCCGCCAGTACAAAAAAACCCGCAGTAATTGCGGGTTTAAAGCGTTTCATTAGAAACCGTCAAATTCATATCGTTAGGGACTTTGCAATAATGCTTATTGAAGTAATAAAAGCGATCGGAACTGCCCACGCCATAAGAATGAAAATGAAGTGAGAAGCGCGAAAATCTTTTAGCCCATTTAGATTAGGAGTCATCTTTTTCAGTGTGCTAAGTAAAACCACAAAAAAAACAACAATTAAGAACATAATCAAAATTATAAAGACATAAAACATTAAATCTTTATGTTTCCATTGGAAGATTGATGCTGCAATCAATGCCGATAACACAAGTGAAATTCCAGACATCTTGTTGAGTACATTGATTATTTCCTCACAAAATAAGCTAAATTTTTCCAT